GTGGCATTCTAACTAAGGAGTAATAATGGCAAAGCTAAAGATAACAAGGGCTAATGGAGAAGTATCCGAGCACAAGATAACTCCAGGTGTCGAGTACGCTTTCGAACAGAAGTATGGCGCAGGTATTAGCAAAGTCTTGCGTGAGCACGAAAGGCAGACCGAGATATTCTGGCTTGCTTATGAATGCTTACGCAGGGCTGGCGCACAAATACCTTTATGGGGATCTGAGTTTATTGACACTCTAGAGACCGTTGAGGTATTAGACGAAGAAAAAAAATAATACAGCGTGATTCAATTCTTTACAGTATTGCCAGTTTGTCCGTAGAGACAGGAATTGCGCCCAAAGAGTTTATTGATATGGATACGGATATGTATAGAGCAATTATACAAGTCCTAACCGACAGAGCTAAGGAGATCAAAAATGCCAGTAGAGGTCGTAGGCGTTAAAGATGTCCTAAAGGGCTTAGAGTTTATTGATGAAGATATGCGCCAACGCATTAGAATCGCTATTGATCCCCTAATGCGTGGCGTAGCAGAAAAAGCCAAAGGCTTTGTACCAAGCAACACAGAAGTTTTATCTGGCTGGGCTAAAGCATCTGGTACTCCTGGCAATTTTCCAAAATATGATGCAGGTGTTGCAAAAGCTGGTATTGGGTATAACCCAGGAGAAAACAAAACATTTAGAAATGGTTTTAAAGTAAGTAATTATGTTTACAATGCCAGTCGCCCTGGCGCAATATATGAGGTAGCAGGTCGCCTTAATCCAGAAGGCCGAGCACCATTTCAGATGACACCATCTAAAGGCGCAAGCGGTACATACACATTAAAGTCTAGGCGCAGTAAAGCATTTAGAGAATATAACTCAAATAACCCCTTTGCCAGCCAACAGTTTATAGCTGCATTAGAGCCAGTAACATCTCAGCCAAAAATTAAAGATATTAGGGGTGGTGGTCGCAAGACTAAAGGCCGCTTGATTTACAAAGCCTGGGCGCAAGATAGTCCTAAAGTTTATGATGCAATTATTAAAGCAATTAACGCTACTGCTATACATTTTAACAAAGCCACCGAGATTAAGAAGGCAGCATAATGGCCAATGTAGTTGTCTCCGCTATTGCAACCTTTAATGGTAAAGCACTTAAAAAAGGTCAAAAAGAGTTATCGGCCTTTGACAAACAAGCACAAAAACTAGGCAAAACATTTAATCGAGTATTTGCTGCCACAGCAATAACAGCATTTAGCAGAAAAGCAATTAACGCATTTGCTGTCGATGAAAAAGCGGCTAAATCCCTTGCGGTACAGCTAGAAAACACAGGCAACGCATTTAGGGTATCCGAGGTTGAGGATTATATTGTTAGCTTACAAAACCTATACGGAATATTAGACGATCAATTACGCCCAGCATTCCAGACTTTATTAAACGCTACTGGATCAGTAACTCTAAGCCAGCAAGCATTACAAACTGCAATAAACGTTAGTGCTGGTACAGGCAAAGACCTAGCAAGTGTTGTAGCTGCTATTGCTAAAGGCGCTACAGGTACAACCACATCACTGCAAAGATTAGGCACAGGATTAGATAAGGCCACAATAGCCAGTGGTGACATGAACAAGATTATGGCTGCACTTGATAAGAAGTTTGCAGGTCAAGCACAAGCCAGATTAAGCACCTACGCTGGCAAGATTGACCTATTAAAAGTATCAGCTGCTAATGCCACAGAGATTATTGGTAAAGGCTTGGTAGATGCTTTAACTGCTATTGGCAAAGATAATTCAATCGATCAGGCAACTAACTCTATGAATGGCTTCGCTAACGCTATTGCCAATACTGCTAAAGGTATGGGTGAGTTAATAGGTCAAGTTAAACAAATTATAGACAGCGATGTCGGCAAGTTTCTGCTTGCTATTACAGCACTATTAACGTTAGGCAAGAAGCAACTTATATTAGGTACCGCTGGTCTTATTGCTTATGATATTGGCAAGACCCCTAAATCTGCCTCTAATTTTACTTATGGTACTGGGAATCCTAGAGTCGATTTGATTCTGCAGAAAAAACTTACAACAGCTAAAAAAGATGAATATAACATTATTACTGCATCAAATAAGGCACGCACAGAAATAGACAAACTCAAAGATAAGTTCGATTTAGAGCGCATTGGATTACTGACCGCACTTAACCAAGCAACCGATGATGAAACCAAATTACGTTTAAGAGCGCAATTAGCAATTCTTGACAATAATGAAGCTTTGGCAAAGAAGATAAATGCAGAATTAAACGCTAAAACTTCTGTAGACGCATTAGCCACAGCTGCTGGAGTAGCGGCTACTGCATTAAATAATTTTGGCCCAGCTTTGTTTAACTCATTGGGAGAAATGACTGCTAGAGGTCGCAATCAAATAGCACCGTTTGAAAATTACACATATACAGTGCCACAAGGTGCGACCAACCAACAGGCCACTGCTACCGCAACCGCAACACCAAGCGTGGGCGTAACGGTAAACGCTGGCACCATAGTTACAGATCAGCAATTAGAAGCTGTTATTCAGCAAAACGTATTGCAGTTATTAAAATCAGGCAACAAATTATTGCCAGTAGGATCCTTATAGTGCCTGCACCTACAGTAAACGCATATATCAATTTTTCAACTGGGCCATCATTTGCTCAGGCTATGATATTGGATACTGGTATATTAGATACCAACATATTAGGTGATTCAGCATCTCTTATTGTTGACGTATCAGATCAAATAAATTACATACAAACAGCAAGAGGGCGTAACCCTTTAGTAGATCAATTTCAAACAGGTACATTAACTTTGCGTATAGTAGATCAAAATGGAGACTTCAACCCATCAAATCCCGCTAGTCCTTACTATACATATTTAACACCTATGAAAAAAGTACAAATTACAGCTACATATAATGGCGTTACGTATCCCATATTTGCTGGATTTATTACAAGCTATTTAAACACTCAACCTAAAGATGCAACAGAGGTTGCCTATACAACTATTCAGGCTGTAGATGCTTTTAGACTTGCCTATAATGCTCAAATATCTACTGTTGCTGGCACCAGCGCAGGGCAATTAAGTGGAGCAAGAATCAATAATATATTAGATCAAATATCTTGGCCTGCAACAATGCGTGATATTGATGCTGGTTTAACCACATTACAGGCCGATCCAGGCACAGCACGCACTTCTTTAGATGCTATGCAAACCGTAACAGATAGTGAATATGGGGCTTTGTATGTTAGTGCAGATGGCAATTTTGTATTCCAAGATAGAAATGTAACTGCTGGATCCATAGGTGGCACCGTTACCACCTTTAACGATAATGGCACAGGTATCTCGTATGCCAATGCAATCTGGAAATTGGATGATACTTTAGTGTTTAATTCAGCTCAAATTAGCCGAGCAGGTGGGACTCCACAAACAGCCATAAACCAAGCATCAATAGACAAATACTTTATTCATTCATACAACCTACAAAATCTACTTATGCAGACCGATGCCGAGGCTTTAGATTATGCTCAGGCGTACGTGGCTAGCCGTGCTGAAACTTCTATCAGATGTGATGGTATTGAACTGGATTTGTACAGTCCTAATTATGACACTGGAATCGTTGCTGCTTTAAGCCTTGATTTTTTTGATCCAATAAGGGTGGTTACTACTCAACCTGGTGGATCTACACTAGACAAAACTTTGCAAATATTTGGGGTGGCTAACACAATCACACCAAACAGCTTTAGGGTCTTTTTTACTACCTTAGAACCAGTAATCGATGCCCTGATTCTCGACAATACAAGCGGATATGGCACTTTAGACTATAATGTGCTCAGTTACTAAGGAGAAATAATGGCAAAGCAAACCTTTACCACTGGGCAGGTATTAACAGCTGCACAGATGACAAGTTTACAACAAACTGCTATGGGTGGTGGTTCGCCTAGTGTTAAAACCACTTCTTATGTATTAGTAGCAGCCGATGCTGGCACAGTTATTCAAATGAATGCTGCTGGCTCAACCACAATCACAGTCAATACTTCATTGTTCAGTGCAGGAGATTCTGTACAAATACAAAACATTGGAGCAGGTACTTGCACAATTACTGCTGGCACCGCAACAGTAAACACTGCTGGATCATTGGCATTGTCTCAATGGGAAGGTGGATTTTTATATTTCACTTCTGCAAGTTCAGCTATATTTTTTGATGTAGTTCAATCTAGCGGTATGACTAACCCAATGACCACCACAGGCGACACAATTTACTCATCAAGTGGATCAACTCCAGCGAGGTTAGGTATTGGATCAACTGGGCAAGTATTAACTGTTGCTGGTGGAGTGCCTACTTGGGCAGCACCTGCTGGCGCAAGTGGCCCAACATTTTATGCTTATGCGTCAGGCACAGCCCAAACAATAACTGCTGCTACTTGGACTAAAGTTCAATACAAATCTGAATTATGGGATACCGATAACTGTTTTGATTCAACAACCAATTATCGATTTACACCAAACAAATCTGGTTATTATCAAATAAATGTTGCAGCAGAATTAACAGGCACTTCAGGAAACGCTGTGCAATTTAGCATTTACAAAAATGGCTCTCCATATTCTAAATTGGGTCATCTTGCTGAAACAAATCAAGGTGCAGCAGGTGTCTCTGGAGCTGTTTTGGTTAATTTTAATGGATCAACTGATTATGTAGAGGTTTATATTTATGCCTTTACAACAGGTGGCACTATGGATAATAACTCAGTTGTAAATAACTTTAATGGCGTTTGGATAAGGAGCTAAAATGACGTTATACGAAAAGATTTGTAAAGTTTATCCTGAATTACTTGCGAGTAATTTATTTGCTAATGGCACAATTACACTTCAAGATGATTCTGATGGAGTTGGTGCATATATCAGGGAATGGAATTATAGCGAACCGATTCCTGAAGGGTTGACACTAGGTAAACCTGTCGCATAATGAAACCTAAATTATGTGCAGCTGGTGTCCAATTAAGGGATCAAATTGATACCTGGTTTCCAGATAGGCGTACTGCCAGTGATGGGTGGGTGGGCGATAGCCGCCACGCCGCCAGAAAATCGGATCATTGTCCAGACGCCAATGGGTGGGTCAGAGCTATTGATATTGATTCTCGCTTGGGTTCACCCGAAGGGATTAGTGCTTATTTGGCTGACCAGGTGCGAATCGCAGGCAAAACCGATAAACGCATATCTTACGTCATCCATAATCACCACATCGCTTCCAAGATATTAGGATGGAAATGGCGAAGATACAAAGGCATAAACCCGCACACAAAACACATACACATAAGCTTTACAAAGTTAGGCGACCTAAACGGCGCAGAGTTCGATATACCACTACTAGGGGGCAAGTTATGAATATGAAAAATCCATACGTACTAACACTAGGCGCATTCTTATCAGCCTGGGCAGCATCCAATTTCGCAGCTGACTA